AGAGTATTAGGCATGGTATAATACTCAACACCTACTGGATTTGGATAAAACTGCATAGACCCTCCACTAGTATAAGCGGAAGTATTAAATCCATCTATTCCAGTATCATAATCAGGGGATGATGCATTTACATTAGTCCAACATGCATGATAATCTCCTAAATCTTTCATGTTGATAGTAGAATTATTTTTAGCTACTAGACAGGTATTAGTGCTGTGAAGTTCTACGGAAGTATGATTTTTAGCATCTAACAAATCCCACCCACTAGCATCTAACCCTCCCGACTCATATACTTTATGGGGATTAAAATTAACTACTGAACTGTTTTTAGCTAATACATCAACTCCAAAATTAAACATAGCAGTAGGTCCGTTGCACTCTAATTGGGAGTTATTTATCACATATATCCCAGCCGAGTGTTTATGAGCCGTATAGCAACTTTGATGACTGAGACCGGTGTCTTCTGATCCATAAATTACAGAAGCTCCATTTTTAGATCCCTGCAATAGCACGTTGGAATTATTAGATATATGCAAACATTCTCCAGGCATTGGAACACCACTAGCCACTGAACCAGTTACCGTATCTGGGTGGGCAAATGATTTTATAATAGGATGTACCAATGTAGCCTTAGAGTTATTTTGCACCACTATGGGAGATAAAATTCTAGAATTATCAGTTACACTACTTATTGACATACCGTGATGGTCCATAAATCTCATCTGCCCATACCTAGAAGGCATCGCACTTGCCACTGTAGGAACAAAAGAGGATCCTTGATCTAAAACTAAATGTCTACCATTCCCTGAGAAATCAAATTGATATTCTTCATTACCCCCAGAACTATATTTCCCAAGTTTTTGTAAATTATTGTTATATCGAATATTGGAATTGACGGCATGTATTCCTTCATGTTGGTTTGCCATAACCACACATTCATTCACAACAGCTTTACTGTTTTCTAATAACATACCTACATTATTAGAATATATTTTTAATCTACCATTTAGGTCAATGGTTGAATTTCTTGAGTGTATTCCGCATTCATCACTAAGTTCTACATTAAAATCAAAAGAACTTAGATAATACGTAGNGGTACCAGCCCACCCGCCTCGTAAGACAGAATTATCTAATTTTAAACCAAATGAGTTTCTAGAAAAGTTTATCAAAAATTCCTTAGGATAAACTTCATGTTCAAAAGCACCTAAGGTTGTTTGATCTGAACCTTGTCTACCGTAAATAGAACTTGCAGTATTAAATATAATCTCAGAATTTACTGCCTTTAACCCTGCCCCATCATCAGCAAAAGGCTTTCTAATACCCGTCAGCATGGAAGCTGACCAATCCCCTGATTTTCTCTTCCCGTCAGCATCTATGCCGTAATTTCTATATGCAGCAATACCTCTATTTACGAAAACTTTAGAGTTTACTAAATTAAAACCTACTTTATTGTTAATAGAAGCACAATTTTCTAACCATACATCATTAGAATTGAATACCGAAACTCCGTCTGCACTGTGGTTACTTGAATTAACAAAGAAGTTACGAATATAAATAGGCCCATTACAGTTAGTAATTTCTATACCTTTGGCATAATTTCCATACATCATGCCCTGGGCTTTATTATTAATACTAGCAGCAATTCCGCTATTCAAATAAATCTCGTCTTGAGTCGTTGATAATAAATCTTTAGCACTAACATCATATCCTATAATATTATGAGGATCACTATCTGCTGCCGCTTTTGACTCAAAAATATCCAAGGAAAATGCATGAGCACCCCCTGATGGGGACGCTGCTGTTGCAACGGATAAGCGGGAGTTTCCTTGTCCCGACACAAAAGGTTGATAAACACTATTTATAGAATTGGTTAATCGTGTATCCTTAGCGGAAGTTTGGCCCGCTTTGGATCCAAGGACAGGGGTAGCTATATGAACCGCAGAAGTCTCTGCCCATACAGCACTAGTATCAATACTACTAATACTATTAATCAACTTATATTGAGATTGATCTCCAGTTGCTAATGAGTTAATAATACAAGTAGTAATTTCCCCACCAGGACCTCCAGACACCGCATATGATTTAACAAAATTTCTATTAATTATTTCTAAGGATCCACCATATCCTATCTTTATGTCTTTCAGTTTTAAATGTCCTAAATCTCCAAAATTAGCGACTTCCATTATTATGGGAAATCTAATATCAGAGGGTATAGCCTCTACAGCAGCACTAACTGTGGTAAATATATTAGGATTTGCTGTCAAGGTAGCGGCAGGCGTATCAGCAGAAACAGAGAGGACCATCCCTGGGACTGTGGATGTATGGAATCCAGCATGTTCCCAATTCATATAAGTTCGTTCTTCTAGGTCATGGAGAGGCTCATTATCTTGCTCCCAGTTATAAAAAGAGCTAGAATCGAACTTAGTTACCGGAGTTGTCCAACTATTAAATAAAGTAGCATCTCCACTAGTAGTATAAATATCAGATTTCTTAAAAGNCATAATTTAAAAATTAATAGTCCAACGGAAGACTAGCGAAAAATCACTAGTCTTTAATATTTGATTAAAGGCTCTATAAGCAACCAATATAGATGCATCATCAGCAAGCCCCCTTGGATTTTTCATGAATAATCCAATTTCAGTTAATGGGAGATTACTAGGAGATCTAGTAGATTCATAATTAGTATAATTTGCTGAATCTTCATCCAAAATAATGGTATATCTAACCGACGTTTCATTTATCCTAGTAACATTTTTAAAAGGAATATAACCAAATACATTATCTTTGGTAGGGGATACAACTCCGTTTTCTATTTGATATCCACTTACAACAGCAAAATTAGTTGCGACACCATACTCTGTTATACTAGACAAAGCACCACTTAATTGATAGATAGAACTTACAGACCCTCCCCCAGGAGGTCCAGACACTCCAACTTGGAATCTATCATTCTGGTAATCAACTATAGTATCNGCACCAGANCCTGTAAAGAAATGCGATAACCCTACACTCATTCCAGAGACAATTACATTATGGTCATCAAATACTATTTCCTCAGGTTTATCTTTATAAACCTTTGCTATTTGTAAGTATCCTCTGACTCCTAGATCTTCAATAAAATTCATTAAAAATACAATCTCCAAATAAGTGTTAAATCTTGATAATTATTCATTCCTGCATTAGTTCCATTATCTTGTATATACGCTAAATTCTTTGTAAACGATTTTTTAGAAAAAAGTTTGTATTTTCTAACATTAGATTTAGGAGTCCAATGATATGGAGGGGCTCCAGTTTTTAAACTTTCTTTAACATCTAACGCCCAAAGTCCTATATTATATATACCTCCATAGAAATTAGTAAAACCTAAATCTCCTGCTCCTATTACAGTATGATAAATAACCTCTCCTGTAGAAGAAAAATTTGAATCAGCAGATACTACGATACCTGAATATTGAATATTAGGATGATCAGCTACCGTAAATCCTGAAGCTGCCACCCCATAGGGATTATAGACTTGTCCTAAGTATCCACTAACATCCATAGAACCATAGCGATTAAAGTTACCATTAAAGACTGCACTACATCCTATCCCGCCATCATGAACTTTAGTATCTTCTAACGGCAAACCATGAGCTAATTGATCAACGCCAGAGAGTATTGCTCCTGGAGTACCACCATCTTGAATACCTCTAGGAAATGCTCCTTGTATTAACCCTACTCCTAGAGTAGAAACAGTAGGGTAAAACACCCAGCCAGGTGCAAACCCAGCAACAATCTCATCTAAAAGAACATTTGTATTATGCCCAATTTCATTATACCCACTTGTATTCACAGCATTTTGAATAACGGACGCGAAGTCAGTGAGCCACCGAGACGAATAAGTATTAGATTGAGTGACTAAATTATTTAATAAAGTTTCTGAATTAAGTTCTAATTTACTATCATTGGGTGATGGATATCTTGGTAAAATATTATAATGAGACCCACTAGGGAAGTAGCTACTAACACCGCCAGCGGGATTTGCATTTGCAGAAACAAATACCATAGCTCCAGAAAATAATAAAGGCGTGGGTCCTCCAGACGCTCCCGTACTCCACGAATAATCTAAACCACTCCAAGTATCTATATGAGCATGTCGTTTGTATCCTTCTTCATCTTTTCCAAAAGTCATAGCCTGTATGGTATAGTTAGAAGTNTCTAAAATTGCAGACGCAGAAGCTATACCCGACAAACTAGGAGTAGTAGTTAGCATATCGACAATAATCTCGCCAGCCCCATCGACTACGACATTGTTATCTTCGCATACAAGTTTCTGGTCTTCATTACCATAGTCTGTATATACTTCTACTTTTCCTTTAATCTTCATTAGTCTACTATGTCCATCTTAGTTAAGTTATTATAGTTAGCTTGTTTAGTATAAGTATAATACTCAGGTTGCTGCCTATAGCTCAATCTACTGCCTCCGCTTACTCCATAGATGTCTCCAGTTTCTGACGCTACTCTTGATGAATAAGGAGAATAATGATTCACCCCACCAGTAGAATTAAAGAACTTAAATATAACTTGAATATCTTCAGGGGTATAAGTATCCACTGTAGGATTAATATATTTAGCTCCTCGCCTTAGAACTGAGAAAGGTGCAGGATGCCATTCCCCACTAACCTCATACGTTATTTTCTCATTTAGGGTTTTATCTAATAATCCTATATGGTCAACAAGGATAAATTTATTAATATTCTGACTATTAGGCACCATAAAGACTTCTACTACGTAATTCTGATCTTCAGTATGTAAATCACCTATATCTTCTATCCTTTGTTTTAAATCTTTATCAATGTATGAAGGTCTTTCTACAAAATGGCTTCCATATGGCTCTTCANCTAAATCNCGTCTNTGTAGTCCTTTATTAAAAGTATGGAAATCAACTTCCATCGTGGTGTAATCATCTTCTACAATATCAGAAATAACAGAAGGATTACTAGAAGTACTAATAGACAATGTACCTAAGGCACCACATCTTCCAAATATTTGAGGACGTTTCCTTAAAGTCTGTGAATGGTAGTGTGAGTTACTTAGTATAAAATCCTCACTTATAGAACTTAAATCATTCTTTACCCACTTATTGTCATTGGTGTATGTCCAAAAAGTATTATTTTCAAGCTCTGTATGTATCCAAACTCCGATAGGAGCTACTCCTATATGCTGCCCGTTCTCTGTGCCTGCCGTATAACGAACCTTTAGCACATACTTGCGATCTGGGTACAGGACATTATCATCTCTAAGGTAATAAGGAGAATACGCTGTTAAACCACTTGTTTCCTTTACTGACGTTCTCACTCTAGAAAGACCGTTAATTGATTTTAGTTTTATCAAAGGATTTGAAATGTGATAGTTCTTTGCCGAATTATTACTAGAGAATTTGGAAGCTATATTGAAAAGTTGAAAACTATTATTTATATCTGCTCCACTTGGATGTATAAGATCCATCCCACTTATAATATTTCTATTTCGTATCTCAACAGAGGAATACGATGATGATACCATCAATGAGGATGCAATTAGGCTACCAGCAGATACTAGATGACTCCCATACGCAGATCCAGTCCAATTTTCTTCAGTATTAACTATACCAGAGAATGAAGAATGAGATAGGGTTAAAGGAGTTACCTCTGACATCGCTGAAGCTATTAGCAGAGATTGACTTGCTTCACCGATATCTAAAGTGCTACTAGGGCCAGTAACCCTAAAAGAACCATTAAAAAATCCATTACCGTATAAATGTGCATGGATTAATGGTCCGCCTTCTACGTCGGCTGCAATTAAATTCATACCGTGACGTTTAAAGTTATCCGTGTAAGAATCATATACTTGATGTAATCCTCTTTCAAATTTATAATTATAATAATCATCCATTGAATTAGGGAACCATCCATCGGACTCAGTAGAACTGTTCGCAAAACTTAGGACAGTATTAAACTGATCATCATTGTTAGCATAACCGTGTGATGATGAATCAAAATTAGAACTTACATAATATCTAGCTTTTTCTAATTTTTGCCTTTCTTTTATACGATGCATAGTCTCAATAATATCTGCCGCTTGTCCTCTATCTATATAATTTGCAGGAGACGCTCTATACTGTGTATGTTTTGCGTCTGCTCCTAATGCACTTAATCCCCTACAAGGGAAAGTATTAGAAGTATCAACGCCTGAGAATGTATTTGGAGAAGTTAAATTTTCACAATTCTTATACACTCCAGGTATAGAGGAGAAATCATTAATGGGTTGATAGCGTCCCCCTGATGCGATATACCCCAAAGGCATCATACCTAAACCAGCCCAGGTTGCCGATGTTGCTACTTTTCCCGCACCTGAATAACTATACTCTATAGTAGAAGAGTCCCAAGATATAGGCATATTAAAGCCTGTGCGGTCATAATACCCTTTTGATGGTAAGGTATTTTTATAGTCTCGTCTTCTTATATTATTTCTATAAATAGTACTAGAGAGAACCCCTCCTAGTCCGACTGCATCTTCTGTGAATTCTGCGTCAGTAACTCCACTGTGAACTAAATGTACTCTGTTGACCTTATTACGCAGTAATTCTCGACCTTGAGGATTTCTACCACCTCTTCTCCACCCGTCTATATGAACAGCAGATACTCCAGCCCCAGCCAAGAAATAAGGGTATTTACTCTTCTCCCCAGTGCCATTAGGAGTCTCAATTACTGTAAATCCCGAACCTTCATAACTTTCAGCCTTGCTGGGGTTTATAATCCATTTAGAAGTACTACTAAACTCCATCCCATCAGAACCCGATGCCTCAAGTCTAGATTCAGGGATAGAGTGTGCAGGAGCAAAATCTTTAGTCACCTTGGCTGCATACGAAGGTGCCCACTTAGAATCATGTGTGAATGAATTTTTTGCAAAATCAAAACTATCAGCAGCCATTATAAATTTAAAATGAGATGATTTTCCACTCCACAAAGGCAGCATATGAACTTTATTTGAAGTAGGGTCCTGTAGTATACTGGATAAATTAGGAGGGTCATTCACACCAGAAGTAAACATTAACCATCCATTATCATCCCTTAAACTATCATCAACCCTTAGTGTATTATCTTTAATATAATCTCTAACAATGCTAGCAAAGCTCTCGGAAACTCCAAAGCAAATTAATAAATCAAACAAATCATTAATAAAATTATCTGTTAATCCGCATTGAGTGTAATAAGTAATTTGTTCCCAAGGAGGTATTGGGAAAATTCTATCCCTGTATTTAAATTGAAAAGTGGGATCTTCTAAGAAGACGCTTACACCTGGAATAATAGGACCTGCTGATAGTGGAAGTCCTCTAGAACCTACTAAGGGGGGAGTTACTATATCTCCTGATAATACTAGTATAGGGAACTTTTCCCCTCCTAAATTAAAAATATCGGGGTGTAAACAAACTAAGTATAATAATATGTTATCAACTGCTGCTCGTATATTAAAATCCATACTTGTCGCAGACCACGTCGGTCCCAATGCTGTCATAACACCCTTATCAATAGCAACCTTCCGTGTCCAAGTAGTAAAATCTTTAAAGAGATAAGACTCTGTTGCTAAAGCATAATATATTAAAAAGGGAATATATGATTCCCATAATTCATAAATATTTGCCGACACATCAAAGATATCATCTGAGAACAAAGAATTTACGGCAGCTTGAATTGATTCCTTTGTTCCTGTTTTCTTGTAAATACTTACCGCATTTTTAAGTTGTAACCTTTGTCTAGCCTCATCAGTGCCATATAGCTTCCATCCTATTAAGTTTGCAATATGAGGAAGGAACTCCCTTGGACATTCATCAATATCATACAATAAATTTAAAACTTCTGCTTCTTCTAATCTATCAAACATAGAATAAGAAAAAGCTTTTAATAACCTATGAAAAGGTCCTTTAGTCTCTGTCGAAGTTAATAAAGTTCCATCACTAATATAATCTTCAAATGCGTCTCTTACCTTAGTATCTGATCTATTGCTATAGTGAGGAGAATAAATAACATCAACAATAGTTTTTAATTTAGCTAATTGCTGTATTCCACTTGTCCCAGGACCAGATACTGAAGAAGCTATAAGACTGGAGGGAAGAAAATCATCAGGAATTAAATTATACCCCTGCCAAGCTGCACAAGTTTCATAATTTAAAAATATAAAATCAGTAAGGGCCTTTATACCATCATTTAAACCAAGACTCTTTCCTCTATAAATATTAGTTGTTAGAGCACTAGCAACAATAGCAGAAGGTTGAACTGAGAATTTTGATGAACCATCAGAATTTTGCCCACTAAGATTAAGGAAATAAAACCAAGATAAGGAATTTATAAGATGCTTATGAGTTCCAGAGGGTGTATTACTATATGCACTAGCAGTTCTATCAGCACTACTAGGAGGGTAGTAATTTACTATGGATGACAATAAGGTCGAAGATAAATAGTTATTAAATTCTGAACTAGTAGTAAAATCAGTTAGAGTTTTTCCTATAGGAAATAATATATCTCTTTCAAAGCTCTGAGGTGTAATCTTTGTCAGGTTATTTTGTTGTGAGAAATATTGAGATATACCACTTATATTATCAATTGAGGAAAGATAAGTATTAGGTATAGCTGAGACATATAACCCGCTAGACTCGGAAGTCATGTATTTAGCAGCATTAATATGAGAATTAATAACTACATCTATTACATTAGTCTCATATCCGCTTGCAGTGATGTCATCTTGAATATAAAGATCAGGAGTAATTAACTCTAAAGTATCCACATAATTTCTTTTGTAGAAATTTTTATTTGTGGGGCTATTAGGATTAATTCCAGGGGATACCATTTATATTGTTACAATATTAATTGTTAGATTATTCAATTGAATAATTTCGTTGTGCTCAATTCTAATATCATCATCTAGATTATCTATAGTAGCAAATCTAACCAAATCAATTTCATGAATGGACCTAATTAAATCTTGTAATATAAAGTCCTGACCAAATTCTCTATTATCAACATAAAAATAATCAAGGGCTGTAGAACGTACTAAAGATATAATATCAGGCTCTTGACGTTTAAGCTCTTTATCTATTCTAACAGTTAAAACTAAATCAATAGTACGTATTAATCCATCAACAATTACTATTTCATCAGTTAGCATTTTCTTTTCATTCATTGCTTCAAGAATAGCTTTCTTAAATTGAGGAGTAGCTCTTCTTAATTGTAAATCACTAGCCTTTTCTAAAATATAGACATCTAATATATTTGCAGAACAAAATGCTGATCTAGTTACAACGGACGCTTTACCCACGGATCCATAAGGACTAACATACGAATTAGCAAAAGATTCAAAGTCTGGTAAAGTAACTAGCCTGTCTTGCCGTCTAAATGTAAGAGGAGCATATCTTTTTGCGTGTCCCGTTGTTTCCGCATTAGCACCCCCAGTACCTACAGAAATATTAGTAAGATCCCCAACATATGCAACTTCATTTATAGTCCCAGCAACGCTAGTATTAATTATTCCATTTCTAATATTACCTCTAGAGCCTCCTCCCACTCTATAAGTTACAAAATAAGNATCCCCTATGCTAGGAGATTGCCCCATAANATTATCTCCAAATACTANNTTGGCNNTAAAGTCATCATCTGTAGATACTTGGAAAATTTTATCTCCCTCTCCTGAAGCCGCATATAAATGATCAACTTGTGTATAAACACCACTTGTATCGGAATCTCCATCTATAAATACATCAATACTACCCTCAACAACAGGACTATTAGTTAGGGAGACAACTTTAGAAGATTCTGTAGAGGTGAATCCGCCACCTTGGGATACTAATGAGCCTTCTAGTAAAACCAGATTCTCATGTACTCCACTTAGACTTCCACCTTCGGATTCCGTGTGTGCTAAGGATATATTTCCATTAGTGTTTGATAAATCAACCTTTCCACTAGGTAACACCTTGTATAAAGTGTAAGATAGCTGTGCTCCGTCCTCTGGAGAAGCAATAGTAATCACCCTAGCATCTGGAGTTATCGTTAAGGCATATGTATCATCACCTGAAACCCAAGGCTGAGAAATCCAAGGCCACGTTATTCTAGCATTAGCTGCCGCAGAAATTGGGCCTTTCATCCTAACTCCTATCAATTCTAATAATTTTTTAACATTTTTTCTTAACTTGGCAGTTCGTATGTAATTTTCATTTGCCAACATATCAGCCTTTAAAGAAAACACAGAACCCATGTAAGCAACAAGTTCTATCAACATTACCCCTAAATCAGACTCAGAGAAATTTTCATACTCTAAAGGATAAACAGCCTGTATGTATTCAATTAACGAGTCCCTTAATGATAAGAAGTCCGTTGCCGCATAATTAATTACGGAAGGTCTTTTGCTTATAGGAATTATTACATCCTTTAAAAAATCAGACTTTACCTCTCCTGTGAATACCATTATCCTATTTTAACTCCAACTTCAAAAGTAGTGTGCTCAGAATCCTTTAATTGTACACTTAATGTTATTCGTAAGGCTTGCATACCTTCTAACCCATAGGAATCCACAGGAAGTACTCTTAGTTTTAAAACCCTAACATTAGTAGCATACTTATATATGGTACTTAGTATTTCTTGTTTAATCCTTTCAAATAACTGCTCGTCCATAGGCTGAAATAAATATTTTTTTAAATTTAAACCAAACCCAGGTAACATTACTCTCTCCCCTAAATCAGTGGATAGTAATTGTTTCAAATTATTTCTAACTAGCGAAATTCCTGATTCTTTACTAAACCATCCTGCATTTAAATTTTTAGTAAAAGGATATGCTAAACCATATATCTTATCAACACTAGCAGCTACTCTTTTCTTTGTGCTTATGTTAGGAGAAACTCCATATATTGTGGTACTCGTATTTATAGCCATTAGGATCCACTCTCCGAATATGTACTAGTTGTACTTATATTTTCAAATACTTCTTTCTGAGCATTATAATTATTTAATACTTCTCCTTTAGATAAGGCTCTATTATAAAATTTAGTACTTCCCAGGAACCCCCTTAGTCCACTAATAGTTCCAAAGGTTTGATTACCCATGAAACCTTTCCCTCCTATACCGTCTGTATATCCCCCTCCCAATATAGTGGGAGTGAAATAAGTACCCAATTTAGGACCTCCTAACAAGGCATTAGAAGAAACAGTAAGATTTGACGGGATATAATTAAAACTAGTAGGCTTATAGAAGGACGGTACTTCCACAGGCTGATACTTATCTCTACCAAAAGTATCAGCTAATGAAGAAGTAGACATCAATTCACCATTTACATATAAACCTACGGTATCTTTTATAGGATTCATAACAAAAGAAACTAAAATAAACTGATCAGCCCCTGATAATAAAAGCTGTTTGCCTTTAGGGCTCACAGTACTTGCATCTACACTAAATGTATTCCAATTTGGACTCACATCGTGAGAACACCCTTTATGAATTAAACCTACTGATGTGTCATTAACTGCTTGTGTTGGTGCCGCAAAAAATGCTAAACTTGATGTTGGATGATTATCGT